GGAGGAAAATCATAATATTATTCTTTTTATTGATGAAATTCATACTATTATAGGCGCAGGTTCAGCTCAGGGTTCTCTTGATGCTGCTAACATGCTAAAACCGGCTCTTTCAAGAGGATTTTTTAGATGTATTGGTGCAACTACTCTTGAAGAATATCGAAAATATATTGAAAAAGATGCTGCACTTGAACGTAGATTTCAAAAAGTGGATGTAGATCCAAATTCAAAATCGGAGACATTAGAAATTCTTAAAAATCTTAAAGAGAGATATGAGGAATTTCATAGTGTTACTTATACTGATGATGCAATTGAAGCTTGTGTAGAACTAACGGATAAATATATGACTGAAAAACACCTTCCTGATAAAGCTATTGATGCTATGGACGAAGCTGGCTCCAAGGTTCATGTGAACAGAAATATTGAAACTCCTAAAAAAATTCAGGATCTTGAAAAGAAAATAAAAAAAGTTTTTTCTGAAAAAGAAACTTATGTTGAAGAACAAAAATTTGAATTGGCTGCAGAAAAAAGAGATCTTGAAAGGGAGTTAATTAAAGAATTAGATATCGAAAAAACCATTTGGAAATCTGAAATTTCCAAAATTCGAGAAATAGTAAGCAAAGATGATATAGCTGAAGTTGTTGCTCTAATGACTAAAATTCCAGTTGATAATGTTTCATCTGATGAAAACACTAAACTTAAGCTTATGTCTAGCAAAGTTAAAGGTATCGTTATCGGTCAGGATGAAGCAGTAGATAAGCTTGTTAGAGCGGTAAAAAGGGCAAGAATTGGTATTAAAGATCCAAAAAAACCAATTGGATCATTCATTTTCTTAGGTCCCACAGGTGTTGGAAAAACTTATGCCGCTAAAGTTCTCGCCAAGGAACTTTTTGGCTCAGAAGATTCTATGATTCGAATTGACATGAGTGAATATATGGAAAAACATACTGTTTCTCGTCTGGTTGGAGCACCTCCTGGCTATGTCGGATATGAAGATGGTGGTGAATTGACAGAAGCAGTAAGACGTAGACCATATTCAATTATTCTTCTTGATGAAATTGAAAAAGCACATCCTGATGTCTATAATATTCTACTTCAGCTTCTTGACGATGGTGTTTTAACAGATAGCTATGGACGTAGAGTTGACTTCAAGAACACTATTATTATTATGACTTCTAATGCAGGCTCACGAAAACTTAAAGATTTTGGCACCGGTATTGGCTTCAAAACTGATGTATCACAATCAGACAAAAATAGTGTTATTGAAAAAGAATTGAAGAAAATTTTTAGTCCAGAATTTATGAACCGGATTGATGAAGTGATAATGTTCAATTCTCTAACAAAAGAAAATATCGGTTCTATTGTTGAGGTTGAGATTAAATCTACAATTCAGAGATTAAAAGATATTGGTTATGAAATCACTATCACACCTTCGCTTAAAGATTATCTATTTGAAAAAGGATACGATCCTGAATATGGTGCAAGGCCTTTGAAAAGAGCAATTCAGAAATATATTGAAGATAAAATTACAGATTCAATTATTAATGAAGAAATTATAGTTGGTGATAGAATATCATTAAGATATGATAAGACAACTGATGAGGTTAAAATTGTTAAATTAAACTCAAAAGATAAGGGAAATATTGAGCCAGAAACAATATCTCAGACATCAATTAAATAACTAAAAATAAAAAAGCCTCAGAAATGAGGTTTTTTTATTTTAAACACGTATATTTACATGATATAATAATTGCATGATAATATATAAATAATATGAAAACTAAATTTGAAGATTATATAAAAGCCAATAGAAAAGGAAGCAGAAATGCCGAAATAGAGAATTCATCTGGTTGGCATGCTGTAAATAAAAAGCATAAAAGTTTAAAAGACTATTTTAGAAAAGGAAAAAACAAATTTAAAATTGAAATTGAGGAATAAAAATATTATTTCTCAATTTTCATATTTGTATTTGAAATAGGTAAACGTAGAACTGGAATTCTTTTGTTTTTTCCATGATCATTAAGCTCATCCAACTCTTGAATTATTTCATAAAATCCTTCCATAAACTTTACAGTAACTATATCTGTATATTCGTAAATGGAATGATTAAGATCATTTTTAACAATTATTGTTTTTAATGTTGTATTAAATATTAGTTCTTGCATAATTTTTTATTTTATTTTACTAAGAAAGTCTAAGGCTTCTTTTTCTAATTGTTTTTTATCTCCAACGTTATTAATAATGAAATCATAATTAAAATTTGCAACATTTTTATCAGATTCATTATTAGGTACATCTCTATCTTCTCTTTTTAAAAGAACTGTAATACACTTATCATTATACTTATCCACAAATTTTTGAATTTCACGTGGCTCTCTACAATGAATAAAATATATTACTTTTTGTTTATCTTTCTTTTCAAGTTTAGTATAATGATTGTCAATTTTATTAATCATATCTTCAAATGGACCATCATTAAATTCTGTCCAAATTCTTTTTAATTCAGATAAAAACAATCTAGCCTCATCTGTTTTTTTACCATTCCAACCAAAATTTCTTCTGGATACTTTTTTTACTTTATCTATAGTAGACCAATTAACACATTTGTATTTATAGTGTTTTTTAAAGTAATTGGCAAATTGGTCTTTTCCAACTCTGCTACTGCCATTCAAGATTATAATTTTCATATTTTCAATTTATTTTTTTATATGACCAGAAAAATCCACCCGATGATTTGCTCTTACCACTACAGCATTGACAAATTGCGGATTTATTTATTTTTAGAATTTTTGACGCTTCTGCTAAAGATTTCCATTTTTTAATAAAGTTTTTATCTAAATCATATTGAAAAATTTCTACTTCCGGATATGATGTTTTATTTACACCCAATTTTTTAGGTTTACAATATTCAACATAGATTTGAATATCATCATTATTCATTTTTTTATATTCACTTTCTAATAAAAATAAAAAACCTTTACTTGTTTTTTGATTTTTCGCAAGAATACTACTTACAGTTGATACAGTGTTTAATTCTTTTTGCGCATCTTGTATCATATCAAATGATTTTATATAATTTCCGTCTTTATCTAACATCACGATTTTCTTACCACCTTCGCCTTTTTTATAGGATGTTTTATTACCAAAAGTACAACCATCTCCACCCTCAGTATAATTCATTAAATCACAACCTTCATCTGAATATGTTTTAATATACATTTTTTCAAATTCTTTCCATTCCTCAATTGGTACTTCTTCTAATATTTCTAATATTGGTCTTAGTTTTTCATTTCTTAAATTATTTATCCAATTTCTTTTATGGGTATTTTTATCCCTGCACTTATTTATGTGATTACTATACCTTTCATGTGGATCATTTGCTTTACCAATATATCTTATTTTATTATCTCTTGGATCTTTTAACGCATAAATAAAAGTTGTTGTTCTCATATTTTTTATTTTTATATATTAAAATATGACGAGCCTATTTAAGCGGCACCATTAATTGTTTTCAATTATTTTTTTGAGTTTATCTGCTCTTAATTCTTTTTCAGATAATCTATGATTTTCATATAATATTTTATCGCATTTAAACCTAACTTTAATCTTACTAAAATCACAATTACTATTAAAATTTAAATTATTTTCAATTTCTGTAAAACGAAAATTAACATAAGAAATAGTCAAAATATCACTCACCTTGATCTTAACTGAAAAAGTTTTTTTATCATTAATTAACTTCATTATTAATTCATAAGGTTGAATTCTATTTCCTACGTAATTACAATTAAAAACGAATTTATTTTTTCTTATACTTGTAATATTAGAAGATAATAAACAATCTTTATCAAATTCAAATTCAACATTATAATACAATTCTTTGAGAGGATTTGTTATCTTATTTTGATCGTAGTATATATTTCCACAAATATCAGTTCCAATTGTACCATTTGTTATCCATGGTGTATAGGTTGTCGTATTTGCTAAATTTGCTAATAAAAGATCACCTGTGTTACCTGTGTTAATTGTCGACATAAATTAAATTGTTTTTAATTTTTAGATTCTTAATTAGATAAAGTTTCTTTTTTTATGATTTAATTTTATTTTTATTGATACAATTATATACCCACTTTCAGCTATAATCATATTTTTTATTTTAATATTAAGATTATAATAATTTATATATACAAAAAAGAAAAAAATTAAAAGTGGCTAAAGAATCAAAATTTATAAAATTAAATCCGAATATCCTAATGGAATGGATATTTGATAATGAGCACTATGTAGGTGAAAATTATAAAGTTATTACAAATCTAAATGAAAATAAAAAAAGAAGTTTTCTTTCTACTTCTAATAATAACAGTATTAATAATAATTTATTTCAATTAGATCCGGTTCTTAAAAAATATACTCAAGTAAATAGTGCAAAATATAATTTTTTACAGGAACAAGATTATAATACCGCACCTATACCTTATGATGTAGTAAAAATATATTTTCCAACATCGTATAGTTTAGTATTTAATGGATACGTTGGAATAAACTTAAAAATCTTTACATACGGATATTATAACACAAACACTTTTGAATTATCTAACATTTTCTTTGATGCAACAAATTCCAGTAATTCTGGATTAACAAATTTAGCCATACCATTTATATATGATGAACAAGAATGGGGTAAATATTATCAATTTGAAGTTCCTTCAATTGATTATGTCTCAAATCAAAGATATGTTTCAAACACCGGAAATACCGTATGGGCAAATAGTATAAATTACAATCTAACAAATGGAGAAGGTTTAAGTCAAAATTCACCAATATTTGTAGATTTTCAATTTTTGAATGCTAAAGAAATTGTTTTAGGTACAACATATTATTATGCATCAGATACATATAGAGTTTCTTTTCCAAAAGCGCCTGAATATAATACATTAGGCGTCACTATTCAAGAATCTACCGAAGGTGATTTTTTTGAAATATGGGGTACATATGGTGAATCAAATGAAAATTTGGATAATTTTATCAGAGAAGTTGAAAATAAGGGAAGGAGAGTTAGAATAGAATATGACATATATTTATATGAAGAAAATATTCAAACCAGCTTACAAACTGTTGTAGTCAGTGGAGGTGTAGATGATGATTTTACAAAAAAGATTCTATATAGACCAATTTTAACTTTCACTAATACTACGGCTGCAATAAAAGTAGAAATGAGAGTTATTGATTTAGTAGATATGAGTTCTATATCAAGAATAGCCACTTTAGGTATAGATAGTAATGTTCAGAAATATGGTAAAAAATTAATGAGTTTGAATGTTTCAAATTTAAATAAATTAAAAATTTATAATGCTAAACCAGATGAAATAGTTTTAGGTAAAGACTATTTCTCAGGAAATCTTACCACAGAAATTGTAAAAGTTAATTCACCACAATTAGTTGAAGTTGGAAAAATAATAGTTAACAGTCCAACATCCGCTTCTGATTATCGCGGAATGGGCTTGTTAAATATAGTTGTTACTCCTTTTGATAATATAATACAATTCAAAATAGCAAAAATACCAGAAACAGGAACAGGATTAGCAAATCAATTGGAACAATATGATTTATCTTCTATACTGAATAATTCGGAACTGTTACTTACATTTAAGTCTGATACAGAATCTATAGATAAATCAATATATAAAGAAGCAGATAATGATTATTTACATGGTATTGTTAATTTTAAGATTATTGAAAATGATTTGGCGGTTTTGAAAAAAATTTATGATAAGGGATTTAGTAATTTCTACTTAACGATTTTGTCTAACAAAGTTAAAACATTATTATACTCAGGAACATTTTCATTCTACGAAGATGTTAGTTTTATATCTAATTCATATAATAATGCGCAAATAAATTTGACCAACACAGTAGCATCACCAAGTTCGGTGCCAATATCGGCAAGTGAATCAGAATCTACCATATCTGAATGGCCAAAAGCAGGTAGGACTGTTATTATTTATACAAAATATAAAGATACAAATGCATAAAAATGATAAAATTACATGGCAGATAATATAAATGATTTACTGGCATTATTAAATACTTCGGACGTAGCTTTAAGATATAATTCGGTTGTAGAAAGCGACATTTCTCAGAATGGCGGAACTGTATGCTATTCGTATAATAATATTATAATAGCATCTGAAATTAGTGAAGAATTATATAATCAGTTAAAAATCAATCCATATATAGATTATATAGAAGATTTACCCTTAAAAAAATATGGCGAAATAGACTCGAATCTAATTGGCCAATTAGATATAGATACTATTTCTTCTTATAGTTCTGGAACAGATAGTATATCAAATGGAAGCATTATATTAAATACTGGTATTACTTATACCGGTTTAACAACAGGAATAGATGGCTTATCAGGTAGCACTAAAAAAACAGTATTACAAAATTTACAAAACAATGTCGCTTCTGGTGTAGTTTCATCAGGTATTGCACCTATAATTACAAATGATGTTTTATCTATATCAGCATTCACTAATTCTTGGTTTAATTATCAATTATATGCTAATGGTACAGCACCTCTATTTTTTGAAGTAATTAAGCCTACAAACTATGATGGTACACTTTCTATACAAAATGATAGTATTTTAAGCGGAATGACAAATTATGGTGGCATCTATAATATAATTATTAATGTTAGAAATAATTATGGTTCGTATACTAAGAATTTAACCTTAAATATTTTAGATCCTATTAAAATTACAAATACGAATCTTCAGGTATATGGTAAAGTTGGTTCACAATTTAATTATGCAATTGAATCTACCGGAAATCCGCCTAAGATATTTAATGTTACAGGATTACCTCCAGAATTAACATTAACTAATAATATGATAAGTGGTATATTTATATCTGAAAGTACTTCTATTTTAAATATAACAGTTTCCGGTACCACAAGTTCTGATACTAAAGAAGTAATTGTAACATCTGGTAGTGCCCCGATTATTACAAGTTCTGGTGTGGCATCATGCATACAATATTCAGGATTTACATATACAATAACATCAATACCATCCGGTATAACTTATAATATAATTGGAATTTTACCAGAAGGGTTACAATTTAGTATAGATACTATTTCAGGAGTACCTATTTATGATGGCTCGTATGATTTAAAAATTAAAGCAACTAATCCATTTGGTACTACACTAAAAAATTTAACTATTGCTGTTTATAGTATTTAAAAAATTAAAAAAGAATAATGGCAACATCAACTCAATCTTCACTTTTCAAAAATCTATCATATGTTAATGAAATATCAAATCAAATAGTGACTAGTGGCGGAACTATTGTTTTTACTAAAGATAATATAATAGTTGCATCCGAAATTTCAGAAGAACAATATAGAAAATTATTAGAAAGTCCTTATATTAATAAATTAGATATTCTTCCATTAAAAAGATATGGTAATGAAGGTGTGGTATACACAGAGGCTGATGCATCTGAATTTATTAATACTAAATAAAATTATAAAATAATAATAAAATATGAGACTTAATAGTGCTAGCAATCAATTTTTATTTCAGTTTCCGACCGATTTTATTGCTACTGAGGTTAACGAAAGATTAAAAAAATACATGGATAAAAATTGGATACCTTATACAGATCCAATTTCATATTTAAACTCAACACTCAAGGAAGTTGTTTTTCCAAGTATAACATATGAAGGCTCTGAACAAGTACACAAATTTGGTAAAAAAATAGAATATAAACCAGCAGCAAATATTTATGATACTTATTCAAATACATTAGATATAACATTAAGAAGTGTAGATTCTCATGCAAATTATTTTATGACTCAACAAATTTTTGCCGAGTACTACAATAATACTAGAAAATATTATCTTCCTTGGCTACAATTATTTATTTTAGATAAAGACGGTGATTTTTTATACTCAGTTGTTTTTAGATCGGCGCTTTTTAAAAGCTTATCAGAAATGAGATTGGCTTATCAATCAATAGATGTCGCAGAACAAACATTCACAATAAATTTCAAATACCTCTTTATGGATGTTTATTGGGATTTAAATGATAATCCAGAATACGAAAAAGATAATATTTTTTATTCTCAAACATGGGATCATTCAAAAGAAGTCTTACCCAATAAAAGACAGCAAAATGATTACGGATTATAAAAATTTTGACATCAAAAATAATCCATTAAAATGAAAATTTCAATTATTTTTTATTTATTCAAAATTAAGAAATTAAATGTTAAAGGCAATTAAAATAAGACTTTACCCTAACCAAGATCAAATAATCTATATAAATAAATTACTCGGAACATCTAGATTTGTTTATAATCAATGCCTTAATTATAAAATTACTGAATATCAATCAAATAAGAAATCTATAAGCTTTGCAGAAACTGGAAAATTCCTTACTTCATTAAAATCAGAATATCAATGGATTAAAGAAAGTCACTCAAAGGTTTTACAACAATCATTGATAAACCTTGATAAAGCATATAAAAATTTTTTTAAATCAGGATATGGTTTTCCAAAATTCAAATCAAAACATGGGAACCAATCATGTAGATTTCCAGTAGATGCTATTTCAGGCATTAAAGGAAATAGGATTAATATTATAAATACATTAAAGAATATGCATTTTAAGTGCTCTAGAAATGATGAAAGATATTTAAATAAATTTCAAAAAGGGATTAAATCAGGTACTTTAAGTAAAACTAAATCTGGTAATTATTATTTTAGTATATTAATCGATAAACCCAATAAAACATTAAAAAAACCAATAAATTCTTTGATTGGTTTAGATTTAGGTATTAAAGATTTTATCATCACGTCCGAAGGACAAACTTATGAAAATTTAAAATCTAAACGTAACAACCAGAAGAAATTATCTAGACTTCATAGAAATTTATCCAGGAAGCAAAAGGGAAGTAATCATGAAAAAGAAGCTAGGTTAAGGTTAGCAAAGACATATAATAAAATAAACAATATTAAAGAATATTATTTACATTCCATAACAAATCAATTACTTAGTGAAAACCAAACTATAGTAATGGAAGATTTAAATATTAATGGAATGTTAAAAAACCATAAATTAGCAAAGTCTATACAGGAATTAAGTTTAAATAGGTTTAAGACTTTATTAAAATATAAAGCGGAATGGTATGAACGTGAGGTTATAGAGGTTAATAGGTGGTTTCCTTCAAGTCAATTATGTAGTTGTTGTGGGTATAGGAAAGATGATTTAACATTAAAGGATAGAACATGGGTGTGTCCTGAGTGTGGTAGTTATCATGATAGGGATATAAATGCAGCGATTAATATTAGAAATGAAGGGTATAAGATTAAAATAGGGTTGAGTTCACCCGAATTAACGCATCAGGAGAGTAAGACATTAGTCCCTCGTGGAACGATGAAAGAAAATGTGAAAATTATAGAATTTCATTAAACTTCATCATTTCACGGAACTATAAATGTTAAATCATTTAAAAATTTAATATATGAATACAGAATTTATTGTTGGAGTTAATATTTCTGAACTCCCAGATCCATTTCTAAATCTAACTAATGATAAAATCAGAAAAATAAGAAGTTCTAGAGATGTTAATGAAGAGTATTTGGCATTATACGAAGAAATGCAAAAAACATTTACAAATCTTAAAGAAATTAAAGTTAACGATGTTATTACAGGTAAAATTTCTTACATTAGTGCAAAAGAAATTTTCGTAGATTTCGGATATAAAGATTATATTTATGTGGATAAGCCCAAAAAAAGTAATGTGATGACAGAATTGCAGGTCGGTGATGAAATTGATGTTTTAGTTACAGAAGTAAATGACAATCCATACCTTATAAAAGGTTCCATTACAGAACTTATTAAACAAAATGTTCATAATAAAATGAAATTCTATTATGATAATAATTTACCTCTCACATCTTCAGTTAAAGAAATGATTCCAGCTGGTTATATGATGGATATTCACATGGATAATATAACTATTGAAGCGTTTATGCCGAACACTCTAGCTGATGTTAACAAATTATCTGATGCAAATTCTATTATGGGAGAAACATTTGAAGTAATGCTAGAAACGTTACAACAAGAAAAAGGTGTTTATGTTGTTTCTCGTAGAAAATTCTTGCAAACTTTAATTCCAGAAGAAATTAAAAAAATTAAATTCGGCAATGTGTATAAAGGTGAAGTTACTGGTACAACACCATTTGGCGTTTTTGTTCAATTTAGTTCAACTGAAAACGGCCCAACATGCCTGACCGGTATGATTCATAAAGCCAATATTGATCCATCCTGGCACGATAAATGGAATCAAATTGTACCCGGTATGGTTGTTGATTTCTACGTTAAAGAAATTATTAAAAATAATAAAATTATACTTACACAAATTCTTAAAGAATCCTTATGGGATACAATTAAAGTTGGTAAAATATTCAATGGAATTATTAAAGATATTAAAAATTTTGGAGCTCTTATCCAATTAGATGAAGAAACCACAGGTTTGATACAAACAACCTATATTAATAAATCTGGAAAGAAATTGAATGCCGGTGATGAACTCAAAGTTAAAGTAATTTCTTTGATAAGAGATGATAGAAAAATTTATCTTAATTTTGCTGACTTCAAGGAAAAAAGAAAAGAAGAAAAGTCAGGAGAAACATTCGAATCTAACGAGATAAGTTAAAAATAAATCAAGAATGAAAAAAGAGCCTTTCGGCTCTTTTTTCATTCTTGATTTATTCATTCTTAAAGTTCTGTTATTTGAGAAAACGTTAAATCCAACAACATTTCTCTTTCAAATAATTGGATATTAACTTTAACTTTTTGCGAATTCTGATCTAGTTTTGTAACTGTACCAAAAAAAGAACTGAATGGACCATCAATAATTTTAATTCTTTGACCCAAATACAATATTGGCTCTTTATTTTTTTCTCTATCATCTTTTATCAAAAATCTATTTATTTCTTCATTGGTTAATGGATTTTTAAGTATTGATGAAACGCCATTTATGTGCTTAATGATTCCTTCTATTTCACCTATAGATTCACATTCAATAAAGATATAACCAGGAAAATAAGGTTTATCTACATATACTTTTTTTCCTTTTCTAACCTGAATAGTTTTCTCGGTTGGAATCAATAAATTTGAAACTATATTTTTGATTTTTAATTCACTCTCAATCAATTCTTTAGTTTTCTTTTCTTTACCTGTTGTTATTCGTATTGTATACCATTTCATAAAAAAATTATTGTTTTTATAAGTATTTTGGATTAATAATATAGTAAAATTTAATTATAATATTCTCTATACTATTGCATTCAAATAATAAATTTCTGTTATATTTAAGAGTTTCTTTATTTTCTTCAATTATATCTATTAATCTATCGTTATTCATATTCATTATTCTATCTAGCTCATAAACATTTAGTATAAATCTCTCTTCTATACTGTTACCATATTCAGTAATCAATTCTTCATTAAATAAAAACGAATATGATTTATATCCTTTTTCTTTAAAAAATTTTATTGTATTTTTATTAGTTAACCATAAAATAGGATGATAATGTAGAATAGGTTTAAAAGTTGAATCATTTAGAAAAACAATATTATTATTATGTGGAAATCTCGTACATACACAAGAGAAGATTGTTTTTTCATAAATATCATATGGTATTGGTATATCGGAAAGGCAATTATTCGTATGAGAAATATCGTTTTTACTGGCAATTAATGGTAAACTTTTTACTATATTGCTTATAATATCGTTTTTTAAACTAAAATATTTTTCTATTGGTTTGAGAAATAGATATTTTTTTGAATAATTAAAACAACTAT